AGAGAACGTGAAATTCAGTTATACGCTCAAATGGCTTATGACGATATGGTTGGTATTATAGGTAACGAAGCCAATAAAACTAAAGACTATAGTTTGTTGGATAACTTCGGTAAATCCTACAAACGAACAATAGCAACAGATACCGAAAGAGAGGAAAAATACATTGATTTAGACATTCAAGTTGTGCCATTGGGAGATAATATGGGTATAAGACAAGTTAGCCCCTACAAAGGACAGCAAAATGCTTTTCAATACCGAGATAATAACGCCCAAGCAGTTTTTAGTAAATTATTGGTAGATGTAGTATGTAGCACACCAACTTATTATGTTGAATTGCCTCGTATTTATTTTGACGATAAAATTGATAAAGACTTAACAACGGTTATGGTTAAACTTATACCTCCATTTTCTCAATTAAAAGGAGATGACGATGTATTTGTACCGGGAGGTCAAAACGGAAGAGTATTCCAAACAGTGTTAGAACTTATTCAGAACAAGGAAAGACACCCACAGATGTATAATAATTCAGGTAGTAGTAAACAAATTTAACCATGAGAAACACTTTAACAGCAATTTATAGCCTATTTTTATTCAAGCCATACACTATCTTCCCAAGAGTTTTTGAGGTATTATGTGGTATTCAAGCGTGGTTTAACTTAGGTGTTGTTATATTTTGTATTTATAAAATAATCATTACAAACTAAATCATGTCAAATCAAAGTACACCAAGCAATCAAGTAAGCGGTTTAACAGATTTAAATTATGTTGTAGCCGAAGTTCAAAACGAACTGAATGATTATAGCCAAAACCAAACACAACGCTTATTAGGGCTAGGAATATCAATTCTTAGAGATATTCGCATTTATAACCAAGCAGCAATACAAGTTGCTTATATGACTGTAAACGAAGCAGGAATAGTAGAATTGCCTCGTGACTATATCGACTACATCCAGATAGGAGTAAAAGACCATGGGCAGTTAAGAACCTTAACCTTAGATAATAATATGCTATTGGATAGAGGCGAAAGTTGTGCGGAACCAACAAGAAAAATGGAACACTATTCAACGGAGTTTGGCGGTTATAATAACAATTTCCTATTCGGAAGTTATAGCTACAACGGAGTGTTTACGCCAACGTATTATGGAATAGGCGGAGGTAGAAATTCGGCTTATTACAAAGTAGATAAAGCAGCAAACAGAATACAGTTCAATGGCTTCCTTTTAAATAGTGAAGTAATTTTGGTTTATAAAAGTACTGGAATAGGGCCTAATACAGTTTTTGGTTGGGAAGCAGTAAATCCAATTAAAGCAGGTATTCAGTACAAAAGAGTTGAACACGATTTAACAGTACCTATGAACCAAAAAATGCTATTAAAAGAAGTTTATGACGAAGAGATTAAGAAATTAAGACACTTCGTTCAGAAATTCACTAAGAAAGAATATCTAGACGTTTACCATAGGTGGAAAAAACAAACACCTAAACAATAAATTTGTAATTATAAAAAGTGTTTATATATTTGCCTCGAAGTAAAAGTTCGTCATAGCTTATATTTTGTGTTTTCATAGTATTTAATTTAGCAAATAAACCCACGTTGAAAAATGTGGGTTTTTTGTTTTAATTTTGAAATCATGAAACAGAAAGGACTTTTCACTCGCAGGTTAAATACAGATAAAGAGGAAAGAACCCTCGAACAAGGCGAATACAGAGCAGCACTACACGCTCGTATAGGAACAAGCTCACAAGGAAATGTTAATGCAGTAGAGCCAATACAAAGCAACGTACTTAGGACAGAAGGAATTACATTCACGGGAGTTAACAAGTGTATTGGAACCTATCAAGACATAAAAAACAATGCAATTATCTATTGTATTTGGAACAGCAACAAGCAACACAGAATTATAAGATATACGCCAAGCACACAAACGGTTGAAGATTTATTGCCTTTAACTTGGAACGTAGAAGTTTTAAATTGGCAATATGTAGAAGGCGTAAGGTTATCACAAAAAAGACTTTGGAACTTACGCATAGTAGAAACAGGCGATTATCAGCTAATGTTTTTTACCGATGGCTATAATCAGCCTCGTAGAATAAACCTACAACTAAAAGACGTAAGAGGTACGGGCGCATACACTTTAACCGAAGACGATATTGCAGTAGCTAAGAAGCCGCCATTTGAACCTGCATGGACTTATGCTACAGATACGGCAGAACCTTCAAATTTTATTAGAAACAAATGGTTTCAGTTTCGCGCTCGTTACATATACGAAAACGGAGAAATAAGCAGTTGGAGTGCATGGAGCCCATTAACAATACCACCACAAGACGGAGTTGATTATAACCTAATAAACGTAACGCTTTACAGTGGCGATATAACCGTTAAAAAAGTAGAAGTAGCCCGTAGAGAGGGCAACGGTGTTTCAAGTACATCAGCAACAAATACAGAACTTTACATTTTTGCGACAGTTGATAATATTACACCAAGCGTAATTGACGTACCGTTTAGAAATAGTGAAGTTTTAAAACCCGTAAGTAGAACAACCTCGGATATTAACTTTTATGCAGTACCTCAATTAGCAGGTTGCCAAGAAGTAGTAGAAAGTAACCAAGTTGTTTATGGTGACATTACAGAAGGTTACAATAACCTTGTTATTGAAGACGCTGATTTGCCAATATTGGAAGCTACTTACGACCAAACAACTATAAAAGCGTTTGAAATAGTTTTTGATGTATCTGCTAGAGCTTATTTTATTTATGTTCCACCAACTTATGTCCCATTGTTAAATCAAAAAGTTACAATAAAAATTGGGGCTACTTTAATTTTTTCTTATACCATTTCTACAGTGTCAAGAGGTGCGTTTATGACCGAAATAGCAGCAACCATAGATGGTAAAAATGGATTTACAGCTACAGTTGTTGGCGATTATATAGAAACAAACATAACAACTTCAATTAGTGTTTATTCTTACGAAGTTGATTTTACTAGCATAAATGAATTTGGATCATACACAAAAACAGTTGACCAAACAATAGGTGGCGGATATGTAAAAATAATTTATGAAAATGCAATTCTAAACGGAATGGTTCGCGTTAATCAATCAGATTTTAAGATTACAGAAAATGTTTTTGGTACAATAACTTTTGATATAGGATTTAGTATAAGCACGGCAATAGGCGGTGACTATAATATGGTATTACTAGACGCAACAACAAATACGCCTATTATTTATATTAGAAGCACTGTTATATCTGGTATTTCCGCTGACACATTTAGCTTTAAAATTGATTCTAATACTATTGTAGGTAAAACAATAGCAATAGCAGTAGAAAACATAAGCACCTCGGCATTAATAATAAGAACCAATAGTTCTTTACAAATTGATTTACAAGTGCCTCAATATTTAAAAAAAGGGGCAAAAAGCGGAGCAACTCACAAATATGGAATAGTTTATTATGACGAATATTTTAGGCAAACAGGAGTTCAAGCAGTAAGCAGTATTTACATACCAAGCCCTGCACAAAGAACTTACGGGCTGCCTTATAACTTTACAGACACAACTGATAACCAAGCGGGCTATATCCCACAAATAAATTGGGCTATTCAGCACAGACCTCCAATAATGGCCAAATACTACAAGTGGGTTTATAACGAAAGCAATATTTCTAATTTTTGCCAATTTATAGCAAACGTAAAAGACCCAAGTGTAAGCGCAAACGTTGGTTATAACTTTATAATTATAACCACTCAAAGCCTATCCCTATACCCTTTCTTATTTAAAGATATTACAGCAGGCGATGTAATAAGAATAATACTTACACAAGGGGACGGATTACTGGGGCTTACAGGCACACCATATGTTGAAAGTACAGTTTTATCAGTAACACCAACAGAACTTAAAATAGACACTTCCAATGGGCAAATAAACACACAAAATATTGACGGTGCTTTGGTAGAAGTTTATGTGACTAATCAATCTGAATTTTATTACGAAACAAGAAACATTTATACCATTGGTAATGCAGGAACAGACCAAGCATATCATAACGGCCAAACTCAAAACCAAACAGCAGATTTAAGTCAAGATGCTGAGGGAACCTTTTTGGGTACAACCTACTTTTATATCAACAATGAAGTTTTGGGTTCGGGAACTTCCCCAAACTCAACTGCATTTACCGAAAACGCTAATATTGACAACAACTTTGAAAGTAACTTTTGGGACAAAGGCAGACCACAAATAGAAACACCTAACCAAAAACAACAAAGAATACCTTGGATGTTACGTTGGGGAGGTAAACTATTCCAAGATACTGAAATCAATAACATGAGTAGTTTTGATGCAGGTAACTACGAAATACTTTCAGCAAAATATGGTGGAGTAATTGGACTAAGAGAAATAGGCTACACCATGAAAATAGTTCAAGAAGTAAATTATTCAACTGCTTATATTGGTAGAAGGGAAATTACAAATGCTGACGGCAGTAGTCAATTGGTTTTAACTGATAACCTTATTGGGCAAATAAATGACAGTGAGTTTGGCTTCGGAACTAAATATGCAGGCAGTATAATCGTAAATGACAATAAAATGTACTTCTTCGATACCACAAAAATGCAAGTAATACGCGAAGCAGGAAACGCTCCATTTGCTATTAGCAGCTATGGTATGGCAAGGTATTTTAGAGAAGCCTCGGAAATAATTTTAAATGGGGACTACGAAATAATTACAGGATTCAATAAGCAAGAACAGTCTATGTATTTGACTTGGTTTAGTAACACCTTAGCAGAGCAAAATGTGACTTATTCAGGCGCAAGTGTATCAACCACAAGTCCGTTAGTTATAGTAATCGCAACGCCTAACCCAACTTTATCAATAGGTGATAAGATAAAAGTTTATCAAAACACAACCTCGTTCATAGCAGAAATAGGCGACATTACGGGTAATTTTTATAATCTTATTTTAATAAGCGGAACACCTAATCTTAACCCAATTACAGCAATTAGCTTATACGAAGTTGTTTCGGCACAAGAAACTATTTCATTCCTAGAACCCGAAAGAGATAGTGTAGAGCCAGGTTGGACAACAAACCATGAAATGGAAAAAACTGTTGATGGCAAAATTGTTCCAATTGATATGTATGGCTTTATTGGAGGAGTATTTACGACTGTTTTAAACGCTGATATTTACCAACACAATGCAAATGGTACTTACTTAAACCTATTCGGAGAAAATAAAGACTTTAAAATTACGAGCGTATTTAATTTAGAACCTGACGCAAGCAAAGTATTTTTAGCGCATGCAGTTCATTCTAATATTACCATGGCAAAAACCACGCTCGTTATTCCTGCAAATCAAAATTATCCAGTAGGAATGAAATCAATATTAGTAGAAGGTAATTATAAGCTACGAGAAGGTGCTTTTTACGCTGATATAAAGAAGGACGGATATTCTAAGGGTATTGCAGCCGAAAATACAGCACAATTCATTAACGGCCTTATAAACGGCAGACCAATGAGAGGACGTGTAATAGAAGTTGAAATTTTATATCAAGGAAATGATATATTTGTATTGTTTAGTCACGAAGTAGAAATCCAATATTCACCATTAAGCTAATGATAACTAGAACATTTAATAACCAAACAACATTTGGAACCGTAGCAGAAGGCGTATTAGAGCAAGATGCTATGGTTTGGAGCCAATATGACCCAACAACCGATAAAAAAATAGATTTATATTTTAGATTTATTTCAGGTGGTTTTGGTTTGGCAGTTGACGTATTGTGTCAAGTTGTTTTAGAAGGAGTTGTAATTGGAGAGTTTAGTACCCAAAACGACAGAACACTTCAAGAAATTTTAGATAGCCAAGACTATACAACAGTAAACAATTGCGAAATAGTTGTAAGCGATTATGTTTCGCCATATATTAATAGTTTTGAATAATTTAGTACCTTTGTTAAAATAAAAATAAGAATATGCCATTACCATTATTAGCCGTAGGAGCAGGTTTATCAGCATTAAGCACACTTCCAAATTGGTATCAGTCATGGAAACAAAGTGAGCGTGCAGACGAGTTAGCGCAAGGTTTAAAAAGACCTGACTTCGAAATACCGCAAAGTGAAATTGATAGCCTAAACAGCGCAAAAGCACAAGCAGGAATGACTAGATTGCCGGGTCAAAGTGCTATTGAAGGTCGTTTAGACCAAAATACAGCGAATGAAATTTCGGATATTCAACGTATGGGTACGGGTGGGCCAAATGATATTAATGCAGCAGCACGCGCTTATGGTATGCAGCAAGAAGGCGAAAACAAACTAGGAATTGAAGCCTCGAATATGTACCTAAGAAACCAAGACATACTTAGAAGCCAATTAGACCAAAACGCTGAATGGCAAAACAAAGAATGGGAATGGGATAAAAAAATGCCTTATGAAAATACTGCAGCAGCTATTGGTGCATTACGCGAAAGCAGCGCAAGAAACTTTGATACAGGTTGGAAAGACTTATTAGGAGGAGGCGCAAACCTAGCACTTGGAGAATATTTAAGAGGTGCAGGTGACTTGGATTTAGGCAAAACAAAAGGAGTTAACCCAAGTACATTTAAACTTACAGGCGACATGGGCCAAAACGGACCAACACAAGAATTGTTAGGTGCAGGTTCGTTAACGCCAGACCAAGAAATTAAAATAGACAAAAGACCACTTTTTGACGCTTTTACTTTCGGAGCAAACTTTCAACCTCAATTTACAAGTAGAAATTAATTATGAAAGATAGAATAAAAGTAAACGCACACGAACAAGGTTTGGTAGGCGAAGCAGTAATTTTAACAGTTTGTAAGGATTCGGAATTAAAGCCCGCTGACGTACTAAAAAAATTTATTGAGTTTCCGAAAAAAGAAGGTGGAAAATTTATAATGGGATATGTTCCTGATATTACAGAAACAACTATTCGTGTTGTGCCTTTTAGTAAAAATGAAACGATCCCAGAAATCAAACAAGGCGAAGAACTTTTAATTTTAAAAACAGCAGGATTTTAACTATGGCAATAGACGCATTATCAAGTGTACCATTAGGTCGTTCAGACACAGGCGAAGCAGTAGTGCTTGGCAAAGGAAACTTTGAAGACTTTACGGGCAATATATTAAAAATACGAGCCAAAGAAGGCGAGGAAAGAAAACAAACCAATGCTGAAATTGGAAAGTTATTACAAGACCAAGTTCAAAGCAAGTGGGCTAAGGATAATATTGATATTTTCCAACCTAGAATGCAAGCAATTAAGGATAAAACTTTAGAGCTTTATAAGGAGAAAAAAGGCAGACTAAATAGTGTTGACCTTTACGGTATTCAAAGCGAGTGGAACAAACTTAAAGCAGAAGCAGATGCTAGTAATAGTTTATATGCCGAGGAGCAAAATAGAATTAAGGCACTAGAAGAAGACCCGACAGGCTTAAAATACGATGCAGTAGAAAGCCAAAAACTAAGGGACTTATACCGTGACCCAATGAGTAATCCAGAATTAGCTAAAGAAGTTAAAGAGCAATTTGGAGGTAGTATAATTAAGTGGAGAGCAAACAATGAAAGAAGATTTGCTAACGTTGGTGCTTATAATATTGCAGAAGATATTGATAAGTATGCCAAGGATAAGTTAAGTAAACGATACACAAGGTTGGACGCAAAAGGCGAAAGAATATTTGAAACCGACAAGAGCGGATTGTTCCAATCTACGCCATACCTAGAAGGGCTTGATAAAGAAAAAGCAAGAACAAGCTATAATGCTTTTTACGATAGAACTGATTATAAGGGTAAAAAATTCAAAGAAGAAGTTGGTAAAATGGTTGGTAGAAACTTCGATATAAACGAAAAGGACGGAACCATAACTCCAAACAATAGAGAACCTGCTACATTAGAGGCTTACAAAAGCGCACTTGAAAAAATTAATCCTTCAATGAGTGTAGGCCAAAAGGCGGAAATACTTAGAAAAGAGTATGGCTTAGAATTGATAAAATCACAGTACCCACAAAAGCAAGGATTTGAAGACAGAACCATTCCTCAGCGAAATAACGTTAATGTTAATGTAGGTGGTGGACCTTCAACTAAATACAATTGGGCAGCAGGTTCGGCAGACGTAAAAAATCTTCCAGAATTAACTTGGGGAAAAACATTGCCAGGCAAAAAAGCAATAGAGGGCGTTAGAAACTATGTTCAAAAACTTTGGGCTGATAAAGTGCCTTACGTTACAGTTTCGCCAACCAAAGGCACAGAAACACCTACATTTAGACTTACTAATATTAAAACAGGTAAGCCAATGGAAGTAGCAACACTAGGGTTCAAGAAAAGCAAAAATGGTGATTGGGTTTACGTTTCAGCAGAAAAGCAAAGTTTGTCAGACGGTTCGCAGTCAATGGAAGAAAAGAAACTAGAAGCAGATAAGAAATTTGAGCCAATAGAAACAAACCTATCAGAAAATACAGCACTAGCGACAGAATTGGCAGCAGCCTATGACTTTGGAACAACCGAAGAGTTGATTGACTTTTTAAATAAAAAAGCAAAGCAATCAGGAATAAAAGAAAAAGGAGTTACAAGACCAACAGGTGCAATACCAAGTATAGGAGGAACACCAAGTAACAAATCAACAGAAAAAGATAAGCCAAAAGGTAAAGTAGCAAATAAACACGGAATATAATTATGCCAGAAGAAAAAGATTATTTAGGTAAGGTGTTTGATACACTAAAAGAAACTGTAGATGGTTTTGATAAAGACGAAGCAACATTCAGAAAAGCAATGTCAGATACTTCGTATGCTTCAAAAGTTCACAAAACTTTGTTTGAAAATATAGAGGGGTTTAATAAAACACCTGAACAGTTTTACGAAGCAAGTGGAATTGTTACCGAAAAAAAAAAGCCTTTACCGAATACTTTTCGAGATGCTGGAATTTCTTTGGCAAAGCCTTCAACGCAAGAATCAGGGTCGAGTGGTAAAACAAAAACTGTAGAAGAATTTAATGCTAAGTATGGCACCAACTATACTGATTTAAAAACAGGCCAAACCAAAGTTGATAATGCAGAAAAAGGAGTATTAGTTCCTTTTTCTCCTATCAAGGTAAAACAACCTAGTGGTGAGAAAGACTTTATTGCGCCTAAAGTACAATTACCAGACCTTACTAAAGCACCAATGAAACGCTATGAGAAAGCGTATAATGGCATAACAGGTAGAATTGATAACAATACTAAGGAGTTTGATAAAGTTACAGCAGAAGCAGAAAAACAAGGCAAAGAACTAGAAGGTACAGTTAACAAGTATAATAACGAATTAAAACAAGCAAGCACAGTTATCCAAAACGAGCTTAAAGCTAAGTACGAAGGGCTTTTAAAGGCAGGAAGTATAAGTGCCGAAGATGCTAATTTAAAACTTCAAGAAGAGTACAAAAAAGGTTACAGCATAGCTGAAAAACAAATAACAAGCAAATACAAACCTAGTTTAGATTCTTACACCTCGTTACTTGATAAAAGAAAAACATTAGGCAATTCAATCAAAGGCGATGTCGAAAGAGCAAAGTTATTATCTAATTCAGTAGGCATTATTGAAAGAAATGTTAATGCTCAAAATGTATCTGAATACAGTAACCTAGAGAACTTAACAGTTTCGGGCTTATCAATGTTAGGTTCTGCAATGTCGGGTTCGTTACCATTTTTTCTAAGATTTACCAATAACAATTTAGCCGAGTATGCTGCTAAAAACAATATGCCTGAATTGGTTAAAGTTGCATTTGACAATCAAAAAAGCATAGACAAGTCAGAGTTGCTTCAAAAAATGGAAGCGTACGCCAAGGAACAAGCTCAAAAAGGAAGTTACTACTCTAATAAGATTACAGAAAAAGAAGGCACGCTAGTTGATAATTTTAGCCAAGGCAATTACGCCCAAGCAGGTAAAGTAGCAAGTTTAAGGTTTTTAGAAAGCATACCAATGATGGGTGCAGCAATAGGCATGACAGCACTTACAGGAGGTACAGCAAGCGCAATTATTCCGGGTGGGTTTATGTTTGGTTCACAAAACTATTACGGTGAATACGCTGATAGACCCGACATGAGCGAAACTGACAAACTAAATGCTTCGTTTGTAAAAGGTTCGTTAGAAATGATAACCGAACTAAGTGTTATGCCTTTATTATCTCCACTAAAAGGTTTAATCAAAACAGGTGGTAAAGAAGCAGTAAGAGAAGCAGTTGAAAAAACCTTATTCAGTTCAATGAAAGAAGGCTATGGTAAATTAGTTCCTTATTTTGGTTGGGTTCAAGAGGGTTTAAGTGAGTATGCAAACGAAGTAGGAAGCACTATTACTGATAAAATTTTAGACCCTAAATTCCAAGACAAAGATTGGGGACAAGTTATAAAAGAAGCTAACGTAAGAGGTTTAGAAGCATTTGGGCCAGGTGCATTTGGTGGAGTAACATTAACACTGCCCGTAGCAATTAATAACACCATTAACAAGTACCAAAACAAGAAAATGGCTAGGGAGTTTGCTTCGGAACTTGAAAAAATAGAAGCAGATATTCAAAACCCTAACTTAACAGAAGCTCAAAAAGACATTCTTATTGCTCGTAAACAAGAAATACACGGTAAATTAAACGAAGTATTTGATGCTGATAAACAAGAAACAGCAGGAGCAACAACAGAACAAGTTTCAGCCCTAGACGATATTAACGACCAACAAGACGAAGTTGCAATTGCTTTACAAGACGAAACTATAAGCGATGAAAGTAAAGTAGCATTTGAAGAAAAAGCCAAGGAACTAGCCGAACAAGAAAAAGCAGTTTTAGAAGAAATAAAAGCAAACGAAATAGTAAATGAAGAAGAACCTAATACAGCCGATAATGGACTTAGTAATGACGTTGTTGAGCCTATTGTAGAACCAAGCAGCATTTCTAGTAGTGAAGTATCGGCACCTAATAACGTAGAACCAATAAGACAATTAGGTACAGGCGCAAATGTTTATTTTGAAACAGAAAAATATAGAGTAAACGATTCTAAGGACGGTGTTATTTTAAATATCCAAAATCAATCAGACGAAGTTCCTATAGCTAATATTAAATTTGATAATGCAAATGACGCAGTAGTAATAGCCAAGGAAATTGAAAGTAAATTTCCTAAGGGAGTTCCTGATGCAATTTTGGTTGAAAAATACGTTGACCAACTAAAAAAAGAATTACTTTCACCTACCACAGAAAAACCTAAAGGTGAAACAGCCGAAACCGTTACTACAAAAGAAACTAAGACCGATGAAAGTCCAGTAAATGAGATAAAAAACGGGACAAATGGGCTAGAATTATTTAACGAGGCAAAAACCTTTGGCATAAATAAAAGCCCCGACATTACTGACATAGTAATGAATACTGACGTTTTATTTACTACAAATAATAAGGGGGAAAAATTACAAGAAGGAGAAGGCTCTTTGCAAGAATTGAGGGATATAATAAAAGAAAATCCTAAAAATAAAGTAAGGCTTGTGGAGGTAAGAAAAGATGGCGACATTACCGCTGTAACCATAAGAGTAGGTGGGCAAGAAACCATATATAAAGTTGACACAAAAGCAGTAGAAGAACTATTAGCTAAGGAACAAACACCTAATAATAAGGAACAGGCCAAAACACCTACAAACATTAAAGAAAACCCTAATAAGGAAGAAAAAGTAGAAAATAAGGAAGAGCCAAAAAAGAAAAAACGTGTTCGTAAAAACAAGGTTATTTCAAAAATACTAGACGAGGTTACTGTTGACCCTATTGATAAAGTATTGCAATATTTTATTGGAGGGGGGAAAATAAACGGAGATAGAAAAAATACCGAAAATGCTATTCAGAAAATATTTGGCAAAAAAGGTGGTGCAAAAGATTTGGATAAAACTTACAAAAGCTATTTCAATCTAACTAGAAATAATGCTCCAACTTTAAGCGAATTGGCACATTCTTTATGGGAAGAAAATAGAGACAACAGCGACTATACAAGCCAAGACTACGAAGAGGCTATAATTGAAGTATTATCGACACACAATGGAACTAATTCCATGAAAGAAGCCTTTAATAATAAATTTCAAATAGATGTTTCTGCGGAAGAGATTGAAAGAGAAGCAGCAGACCAAGCATATATAGACGAGCAAGAGCAAAGGCTAAATGAGCAACAACAAGAACAGTTTAATGAAGAATTGATAACCCAAGAAGCTATTGACGAACCTTTGGTATTTGAACTTAACGACCAAGAAATTGAACAAGTAGAAGAACTTGGAATTACAGAAGAAACAGAAGAATTAACAGCAGAACAATTTGAAGCCTTAGAAGCCTTATTGTTCGGAGAACCACAACCAATAAATAACAACGAAAATGGAAACGAAAAAGAAATTAAGCAAGGAGAAGATAATGTCACTCCTAAACAAAGCGAGAGCAAAGAATCTAGCAGACAAGATGCTGAAAGAAAATCAGCCCTCGAAGCAAAAGTAAAAGAAGCTAAAAATGCTTACCAAGCAGCACAAAGCAAACTAACCAAGGCTAAACAAGCAGCCGAGAAAGCAGGACAAGAACAACAAGCAAATATATTTGGTGGCAAACCTGCCGATGCTTTATTGTTTGGGACTGATTTACGATCGTTAAATGTTAAAGTTAAAGAAAGACAAGCCGAAGCAGATAAAGCTAAAGAGAACTTAGATAAAGCGCAACTAGCATTGGATAGTTTCGTTCCTAGCAATCAAGTTCAGTTGGAAGTAGAAGCACCTTCGGAATCTACAATAGTAAAAGACCCTATTTTAAAGCGTTTAAATAAAGCATTTTTAAAAATAGGAGCTGAAATACTTGACAACGCAGAACAGTTAGCAGCTAAAGCAAAAGAACTAGCTAGTGGTGGTGCTAAGATTGATTTTAGTATGGAACAAGCTATAATCCAATCTGAAAATGTTAAACTAGAATACAATAGCAATGGTAAGCATTTAGCACCTAACGGTAAGCCAAGTAATTTAACAGAACAACAAGCCAAGATAGTTAGAACACCTGCATTTAAGAAATGGTTTGGAGATTGGGAGAATGACCCTAAAAATGCAAGTAAAATTGTTGATAAAAATGGTGAGCCTATGGTTGTTTACCATGGAACAGGAAGCACTATTACTGAATTTGATAAAAACACTAGAGGTTCAAATACAGGTGCTAGTTCAGCAGAAAAAGGTTTTTTTGTATCTGATACGAAAAGTATTGCAGAATCTTACAGAAGAGCAGTTCAGGTAGAAAACCCTAACCTAGAAGGGCTTAAAACTATTTTATCTGAATTATCGGTAGAGGAGTTAAAGCAATTTGGTAAAGGTGTAATGGGTTACGATATAAGAACATTTGAGAAAGGTGATTACACTAAAGAAGAAATAGAATACGAGTTATTTAGAGATATTGAAAACGATAGTGAAGGCTATTATGCAGACAGAAGAAAACTTATTGAAAAAGCCTCAAAATACTTAAAAGAAAACAAAATAGAGTTTTCTCCATACCAAAATACAGGAATGCTTATAGAAGGGTTTTTAAATATTAGAAATCCTAAAAAAATTGATGCGGAAAGTCAAACTGCTTTTGATATAGACTTACCAGGTATTATAGACAATTCTGTATCTGAAAACAAAGACGGTGTTTGGGTTGAAAATGTTTACGATTCAGTTTCGTTTACCGAAAAAGGAACTGATACAGAAGAAGGTTCTATTATGGTTTTCTTCGAGCCTAATCAAATTAAATTAGCTGACGGAACAAATACTACCTTTGATAGTAAAGTAAACGATTTTAGGTACAACATTACTTTACCTAACGGTAGCCAAAAACAAGTAAAAGCTATTGACGTAGATGTAGTAAACGGATTTTATTCACCATTAGAAAAAGTAATTAGCGAAGCTAAACAAGATAAAATGCCTGCTAAACAATGGGCTGAAAAATTTGCTAAAGGAGAAGAAGCTAAATGGACTGGATTACAAGATTGGTTAGCACAACAACAAGGTTCTGTTTCTAAAACTGATATTCAAAACTTCCTTAAAGAAAATAGGATTGAAGTTGTTGAAGTGGTGAAGAGTGATAATGCCGATTCTTATAGCATGGATAGGTACGAAGAGTTTCCGCAAGAAGTTAAAAACATTGCGGAAGAATTTGGCGAAGACGAAGATGAATTTACTCGGCAATTAGAAGCAATAGGATATCAAGTTAATAGAGATATGGACGGAAGTATTCTTTCTTTTAATAAAAAAGGAGAAGAGAACAAGTTTGACAAAGCCACGAAATTCTCTCAATACCAATTAGAAGGAGAAAAAGAAAACTATAAAGAGGTGTTGGTTACGATGCCTATTGCTAAATCAAAACAAGAATATGTAGTTGAACAAGATTACAGAATACCAAATACATTTTACGCAGTTAATCAAAAAACAGGTGTAAAATTAAAGTTTGGAAGTTATGAATTAGCAAAATCACAAGCAGAACGATTAAGTAAAGAAGCTCAACCCGACTTTGATAAACAATTCAAATCTTCACACTTTGACGAACCAAACATACTTGTTCACCTTAGAATGAATACAAGAGTAGATTCAGAAGGTAATAAAGTATTATTCCTTGAAGAAATACAAAGTGATTGGGGCCAACAAGGTAAAAAGTTAGGTTTTGCGACAACCAATGCAGAAAAAAGAAAAAAAGAATTACTTGCAAAAGATGAATTAACAAAATCTGAATTAAATGAGCTTGATTCACTAAACAAAGAGTTAGGTTTTGATACTAAAACACCTGCAGCACCATTCGTAACAGACACAAACGCTTGGACTAAACTTGGCTTAAAAGTAGCTTTAAAAGAAGCAGTAAAGCAAGGAGCAACTAAAATAGCATGGACTACTGGTGAGCAACAAAACGAACGTTACGACTTAAGTAAAAGTATTGAAGTTGTTTACGCAACAAAAGGTGATGAAAAAGGAAAATTAGGAGAATATTTTATTGAAGCAACACCAAAAGATGGTGGACCCCCTGCAATTGCAGAGTGGGTTAAGGAAGAAAAACTTGAAAGTATAATCGGGAAAGACCTTGCAGAAAAAATAATTAGCAATAACGGAGGTGAGTTTAGGGGTGATAACCTTAAAGTAGGTGGCAAAGGCATGAAAGGCTTTTACGGCTCACCAACAGAAGGTAGTTTAGGTATAGTAGGAAATGTAGCGAAGAGCTTATTCAAGCAAGAACCTAAAACAATTGGTATTGTAGTGAACTCTAATGCAAAAGTCAAAATGCCTAACGAAGAAGCTACTATTGAAAAAGTAAATAGCAGAAACGGTTGGTTAGTGTTTAATCCGTTTGAAGGAGAAGACTATAGCTTTAACACAGAGAAAGAGGCTGACAAATACATTTCGGAACTCAAACTTAAAGAAAACGAAAAAAGTGTTTCAACCCAATATTCAATTGACATAACACCTGAATTAGCAGCAACAGTAGAACAAGGACAACCTTTATTCCACTTAAACGACAAAGGAGAAATACTTGGCTTTACTTATAACGGTAAAATATACCTTAATGGTGAAAAAATAACAGCTAAAACCACAATGGAAGAAGCTGGGCATATTTGGATTAATTGGGCCAAAGAAAACCGTTCAGATTTATACCAACAAGGCTTAGAGAAGGTACAAGGAAGCAAATATCTAATTGAAGTAAACAATAACCCTAGTTATCAAAAAGAAGCCCTTAAACAAGGAGAAAAAGGCAGTGATGCTTACAATGCTTATATGCAAGAAGAAGCACTAGCAAAAGCAATAGCTGATAATGGTGCCAAGTTTATTTCAGAAACTAGAAAAGCAAGTTTTAGAGAGTGGGTAAATGCTATGTGGAAAGAAGTAGCAAAAGCCTTCGGAATACAAAACTTAAACCCTAGCGAAGTAAAAGCATTAACATTAGAAGAATTTGCTAGAATGGCTGCTGCAGATGTGTTTAGTAGTAAAGAAACACCTGTTCAAGAACAAGCAGTTGAAAAAGTTGAAGATGCAAAATTAACAGATTTAGAAAACGAAGTTTGGGAGAACGTACTATCAAAAGGACAAGGCTTAGCTTTGCCTTCTAGTAAAGTGGCAAACTCGGACTATCCTAATTTAATAGGTAACGATTTGGTTTATATTGATAGTTGGGGAAGCGGTAAAACAGTATCTTTAAAACTTACTCCTAAAGGTGAATTAGTAGCGTTAAAAGAACAACTTAAAAAAGCTAAACTAACTGATAGTAAAAGAAAAATTCAAGAGCGCATTGACGAATTAGAAGGTAACGAGCCAAAAGTACCTAAAGGACCTAGCGATGGACTTGGAAGTACAACAGCAGCTAATACAAATAACATTACTCCAACTCAAAACGCAGAACGAGTAAGCATGAAGTTTCATTTAGAGCTTAAAAAACTAATTGAAAGTATTGGAGTGCCAATAGCAGAAAGAAACTTATCTAAACGCTTCCTAGGTATCTTTAAACATAGAGGTATGAATATTCGTGTTCAGAGTTTATTTGGTGTAGCTACTGCAGCACACGAAACAGCACACTGGGTAAGTAAAAAGTTTGGTATTGGAGAGGCTTTAAGAGAAAAATCAGCAGTAGTAGCAGCTAATCCAGATGCACAACTAAATAAAGATATTAGAAAAGCCTTGACTGATATTTACACAGAGTTTTATCCTAATGCTAAAAAAGAACATAGCCTTTATTTAAGAGTTGAAGAAGGTATTGCAGTTTTAATGGAGCATTATTTAACCGACCCAACTGATATAACAAATCGTTATGGAATTTTAGTAGATAATTTTATTGCACCAACAGGAAAATACTATCACCCTAAATTCACTGAATTACTAGACAAGTTAAATAAGTTCCTTGCTGAATATTCGGCATTGTCGCCTAACGAAAAAATAGGATCAAGAATAGTTAGTGGAGAAGAAGTAACTAAAAAGAACGAAGGTTTTACGCCAAAGCAAGCAGTAATTCGCGGACTTGTTAACGCAGCAGAACCATTAAGAAGAGCTGATAACATTGCAGATGCAGGTTTAACAGAAGAATCTACAGAAGTAGCTTATATCAGGTGGTTAAGCAGGGCAGGTATTATTGCTCCTTGGATTACAGGGGAAACACACCCAATTACGTTAGATAGAAATGGTAATTGGAAAGAAGTTGGGGCTAGTGTAAAAGACTACTTAGAACTTATCAAAGGCAGAGAAGCGGAATTTAGCCAATACCTAGTAGCCAGAAGGAACCTTGGCGATGTTAACTATCTTACTGAAATGGAAAATGAGTTAGCAGAAATACTAGCTAATATTGAAAATGAAGAGGATTTAACCAAAGAGGAAGTTGAAGAAATAAATGAACTTTCGGCTCGTATTGAGAAGCAAAAACAAATTATTAAAAACGATAATTTTGATATTCAACAAGTAACGGCAACAGTTAGAATGTTTGAAGATAAGTTTAAAGCACCTGTAGCTATTTACGATAAATTAAATAATGCTGCAGTAGATTTTGCTCAAAAGTCAGGATTGATTAGTAGCGAAACAGCCGAGGCTTACAAGGCCAATACGACCTATACTTCGTTCAAAAGACAAATAATGGACGATATTGCTAGTAATGTATTAGCACCAGGGACTAGCTCGCAATCTAAAGTAAGCGCATTCAAGGAAAGAAAAGGTAGTGACTTAGCAATTATTGATCCTGTTTATTCTCAAATCCAATTCATAACAGAAACATTGAATAAAGGTATGCAGAATATGATTTGGCAAAAACTAGCAGCACTTGGAAATAACAACGTAGAATTAGCTAGAAGATTTGAGAAAGTAGAAACAATAAGAGTAGTTGATCCAATAAGCGGTAAAATAACATACCCTCAAATGGGTAAACCTGGGCTTATAATGGTTAAGACTAATGGTAAGCCAAGTTTTTACTTAGCAGCACCTGAATATGTAGCACTAGCAGAAACTTTAACTCCAAAAGAGTTAGAAACAATGGCCTATATTTTAACTAAGTCAGCAGGTATATTTAGTAGGCTTACAACTTCGGCAAATCCTTTATTCCCTCTTGTAAATATCCCAATAGATACAATGTCGGCATGGATGAATACTAAAACAGGTTTTATTCCAGGTTGGAGCCAAATGAGAGCAATACCTGAAATGGCTAGTTACGCTAAAGATAAAGCATTGTTATCTGTAAAAAACTTAGCTAACACAGCAATTGATTTCCTACATAACATGATTATCATTGGAGATTGGTTTAAAGGCATTAAAAATATACCTATTAAAAACCTATCGTTAGAAGAGCAAAATCTGTTTGCAAAATACCTAGCACTAGGAGGAAGCACACAAACACTTTCGTCTTACTTAGATATGTCGCCAGAGGAAATGATTAAAGCGATAACAGAAAAAAGTTTGGCTAAAAAAGTTGCACAGCATATTGACGATTTTACATTAGGAATACTTGAAATGCCAAGTAACGCTTCTGAATACATGACTAGATTCGCAGAATTTAAAAGAGCAAAAGACCAAGGCTATTCAGATGACGTAGCAATGTATATGGCAGCTCATGTGTCGGTTCCTTTTATACAAAGTGGTACTTATGGTGGACAAGTAGGTAAAACAACCGTAAAAGCCGTTCCTTACTTCCATGCAGGTATTCAAGTTATATCTAAGTTTGCTCAAACAGCTAAAAATAATCCAACGAGAACAGCAACTATTGGAGCAGCATTGATAGCTATTAAGATAAGTCAAACACTTTTAACCATGGCACTATCTGACGATGATGATAAAAGAATGTTAGCAGAGCAAGAACCAAGTGAATTAGGTAAATACATTTATGTTCCTAACAAGTTGTTTGGAGGTAAAGGTTTTACTAGAATAAGATTTGGTAATGAGTTTGGAACCATTTCGGCACCAATTGAAATGATGATATTGCAAAATAAAGGCTTGGCTAAATACAATTACAAAGACTATTTAGACGCTACTACAACTGCTATACCACAACAGTTTAATATATTTAAACCTATTGAGGCTTTATGGGCCTATACGCCACAAATAGTAAGGCCATCTTTAGAAGTAGGTTTTAATGTTAGGACTTATCCAAACGTAAGACCAATCGTTCCTTATGGTGTTAGCTTTAAGTCGCCAATGAATCAGTATAATCAATATACTACAGAAACATCAAAATACCTTGGAAAATTAGCGGGTGTTTCTCCAATGAAAATTGATTACTTTATTAAAGCACAATTTGGTAAGGTTCCGGATATGCTACTTAGAAAAACAGAAGAAATAGTAGTTGGTAAAGAAAATAAATCAAAAAGTCAAATATTTTTACAAGAGGAGCAATATGTATTAGCAGGAAAAAATTACACTGATTTTTATGAAAATAATAAATATTGGGATGAACTTTATAACGATACAAAATCAATCAGAAAAAGTGGAGTTGATTTAAATAAAGAACAACTTGAAGTTATTGAAAACCATAAAATATTTAACAATACAGAATCTATTATTAAAAAAATGAGAGATAAAGTAAATGAAAATATTGAACTTCCAGAATACTTAAAGCAATCAGCGTTCGAGTTACTTATTGATTTAAATAATTCAGACAAACCTTATACTTTTGTAGATAAATATACAAAACTAAAAAACAATTATTTAAAAGCATTCCCAAATAACTAACATGAAAAAACTAACATACCCTTTAAAGGAAGAGGCATTAAGCCTATTAAAAGAGCTTTTAGAGCTTGAATTTGACCAAAGCTATACTTGGACATACATAGCAATGTGTATGCAAAATTACGGCTATTTTAGAGCAGCTAATTATTTTAGTGACGAAGCTAAAGAAGAACGTAAACACGCAAGCATGCACATTGAGTATTTACTTGGTAGAGGTTACGAAGCTAAACTACCGAAGATTGCACCACCTGAATTAGAACTAGAAGACCTAAAAGGTGCGATTAAATACGCTTTTGAGCTAGAGAGTGAAGTAACTGACAAGTATGCTAAAATAACTCGTAAAATGTTAGATATTGACCTTTTAACCTATAACTTCTTACTGCAGTTCTTAACGTTTCAACAAGATGCATTAGCTAAGTACTCGGACTTATACAGTCAAATTGATAGCTGTAAAGAAGTTGAAGACCAAAAAGAAATGGAGAAGTGGATATTTGGTCACGAAGCAAGTGAAGAGCCTGTAAAGTCTATTGTTCAATAAATTAACTTGATTTATCTAAAGTAATGATTTAGATTTGTAACTCACAATTAAACCAATAAATAAAATGGCTTTTTTAACATCAACAAGTGTGTACGCGATGAACGGAACCACTTATCAAACACCTATCACAGTAGGAATCGAAAATGCAAATGTTCGTGCTGTAAACCCAGTAAGAAACGGTTCAGGAGCATGGATTGGAAAGTATGAACCAAGCAACAAAAGTCTGATTTATTCAGAGATTGTAGTTGGTAAAGACAAAATGAGTTCTGACGTTGACTACTACTACGCAAATCGTACAGTTGCTCAAATCATAAGCGCAGTTAACGCTTAGTAATCAGTCTAAAACACTTAAAATAAGCCATTCGTTAATTCGGGTGGCTTATTTTTTTGTGCAAAATTTTAATTATCTGAACGACACGCTGTTGTACTCTATGTCGTACATAGTGTCGGATTTTACTTGTTTTAGACTTTTAAATGTATTTAGTTTGTTCGCAGAAAGGAGGTGAAAATGTTTTACATGGTTGAGAGAATTAAGTGCCGAAAGGGTGTTAGTCAAAAACCTAAATAAGATAGTTTTATTCCTTTAAGGTTGTTTTGTAGCTTAAGGGTAAAGCCAAAGAAAAGCTGTTAGTATCGCGCGGTATGTAGCTAGGGATAGCGGAAGCAGTAATAAGGAATGGGAGTTCGAATCTCCCCAAAACATCAAATAATTGATAATGCCTTGCTTAGTTTCTCACTAAGGTTTAAAAGCAAGGGGAAGGATAGTCAAGTGTAAACTTGTTCTTTGACATATAGGTTCTATGGCATTGGTAGCCATAGCTGAATGAGTAACCACGAAACCTACAAGCAATGAGCAAGATTAAACAAGAGATTATCGACAAAATCGCAACAGACTACAAACTGCGTTCTGATATTGGACGTGATTGTGATTTACACGAAAGAACAATACAGAGATGGGCTAAAGACGAACCCAAAAAACTAGAAACAAAATCAATAGTGCTAGTTATATCAACCTACTTTCCTGAACACGAAACAATTTTAGAGGAGCAATAACATGGCAGAAACAAGCAAAGCATTACCTCGTTTAAAAGCAAACGGATTTTACGATAAACATATCGTAGGTAAAAAAGTAATAGATGTAGGAGTTGGAAGACTAGATACATTTGACGGAGCAGACCCAATATGCGAATGGGCTGAAATGCACGATAAAGATATTTGCGATGCAACTACAATGGAAATGTATGAAAATGAGCAATTTGACACAGTTTTTGCGTCCCATATTGCCGAACATCTAATTGACCCAATTACAGCAATTAAGAATTGGCTTCGGATATGCAAAAAAGGAGGCGTAGTATTTATTTCTGTACCTCATAGAGATTTGTATGAACGTAAAAAGACCTTACCTAGTAAATGGAACGAAGACCATAAGTATTTTTATTTGCCAAGAATAAGTGAGCCGCCTTGTACCTTTAGTTTAAAAGATATTGTTGTTGCGGCAATAATAAATATGAAAGGAAAATGTTTTTCAAATGATTACGACATGGAAGTTATCGACACCTCAACCAACCACGATAAACCCGAAGAACACGCTAACGGAGAATTTTCAATTGAATGTATAATTTATAAATAACCTTATGACAAACCAAAAAATAACCCATTTAACATTTATGCAACCTCGAAACTTAGGCGATTTAATTTACAGCCTTTGGGGCATAAAAACAGTATGTGAGAAGCTAAACTGCAAAGCAGTGATATACCAATGGCTTAACAGAGAAGCATTCTATTACGAGGGCGCAAAACACCCAACAAAGGGAGATAACGGAAACGAAGTAACCATGAATCAAAAAATGTTCGATATGGTAAAGCCGTTAATACTTTCACTTCCTTATGTAGAAGACTTTTTACCGTATCAAGGCGAAACAGTTCATTTTAATTTGGATAGAATTAGCCACATGAAAATTAATATTCCTTATGGAGAAATCAGAAATTGGATTGGATATTGTTTTCCTGAGTTGCAAGCAGATTTGGGCAGAACTGTAATACCTTTTAATTCAGTGCTTGAAGCAATAGGAAAGAACTTTGAGCCAAAATGTGATGTAGGAGGTGCTATAATTGTTAATCGTACTTCAAGATACAGAAACCCGCACGTTAACTACGGCATACTAAACAAATACGCTCAAAAAGGCTTTAAGATTTACTTCGTAGGTACTTTAGACGAGTTTAGTGAGTTTAGTGGATTTGTTGCTAGTGCTGAATACTTAAAGGTAGATAACTTCTTAGAATTAGCTTATTACATTGCAATGTGTAAACTGTTTGTTGGTAATCAAAGTTTTTGTTTTAGCCTAGCAGAAGCAATGAAAACACCTAGAGTACTAGAAGTTTGTAGTTATGCGCCTAATGTTATCCCAGTAGGTAATAATGCCTATCAGTATTATGATATGGAATGCTTTGAAACAATTTTGGATATGAACTTAAAAAAGTAAAGTTATGATTGATATTTTAACGCAAATATTATGGCTAGTCGTTTTGCCTTTTTTAATAGGGTGGCACTACGAAGATGTAAAAACAATTATTAAACACTCTAAAAACAAAAAATAGTTTATGAAAACGCAAATTATAATTATGGGAATAATCTTCTTGGTAGGATTTTTATGTGGTATATGGGCTACTTATTATATATCCAAACCAAAACGAATAACACAGCAACCTAACGAACCACTTGAAAAGTATATGGAAAGAGTTGGTAGCCCAATATCTGAAACATTTCCTCAATACTTAGAACGAGTTGGTGCAATAAAGCCCTCGTATAAGGCCCCTAGCGGACTTGACCCTCGATATGAATACGTTTCATTAGTAGACCAATTAAAGTACGAAGAACTTCAAGATAAAGGGCAAATTAGGCACATGACCGAAAAAGAAATTTTGGATAAGTTCGATATTGACATTGCTAAGACTTGTGAGCAAAATGAAGCAGAACTTAATCATGCTCTTGATGAATACTTTAAACACCTAAGAGAAATTAACAATGCGGCACAAGACAAAAGACGATTTGAACCTTTTTCTGACCATAGATTTCCACTAGATAAAAACGGCAACGGAGGCTGCTAATTAAAATACTAACCTATGACATTCGAAGAACAAGGAATAAAAACAAAACACAATGCAGGTGCTAGATACGCTACAATTTGCCCTCAATGCTCGCACCTAAGAAAAGATACCAATAAAAGAAAAGAATGTCTTACAGTTAATAATGAAGTCGGTAATAGGTGGTATAAATGTAATCATTGCTTCTGGAGTGGCAACTTGGATTTACTAGAGAAGTTTGACAAAGTTTACCAAGCAGCATACAAGCCCAAAGGAGAACTACCAAAGTTTTACAGTGCTAAAGTAAACGAGTTCATTCAAAACAAAGGTTTAAGTGCTGAAACATTCCAACAACTAGGTATTTACGAGCCTATAAGCGATGGTAATGCAAAGCAACGACTAATTGCTTACCCTTATTACTTTAAACACACCTTACGCAATGTAATGTTCCGAATTGTGGATTATAATTCAGACCGTGATAAGCTAAGAGAGTGGCAAATAAGTAAAGACAACGGTACTGAAAGTATATTTTGGGGACTAGACGATTTAGACTTCGAACACAAGGAGATAATACTTGTAGAAGGCCAAACTGATAGGATAACTTGGGTTGAATGCGGCTACAAGAATGTACTTAGTATTCCAATGGGCGGTATTGCACCACAAGTTAAGAACCTAGAAAACAAACTAGCTTTTTTAAACGAGGAGTTTTATGACTATATAAAGCCAATGTTTAATAATCTTGCTTTGGATCAAACATTCCGCTTCGTTATTGTAATGGATAATGACGAAGTTGGAATAAACACAACAGAAATATTAGCAGCAAGATTAGGTAAACAGCATTGTTACAAACCATTTTATCCTAAAGGCTACAAAGACAGTAACGAGATTTATGCAGGAGATTTAAAGAAAGACGTTCAGAAACTAGGCAAAAAAGGTATAGATGAACTTTACGCTACTTGTAAGCCATTTCAAATGTCAGGAGTTATCAAACTTCATCAAATCAGAGAAAGTGTTGATAGGTTTGCTAAAAACGGCATGAGCAAGGGTTTAATAACAGGAGTTGACCATTACGATAAACTTTGGAGTATTAAACCTAAAATGCTAATGGGAGTTACGGGCATACCAAAAATGGGAAAAACAGTTGGAGTTCGTGACTACCTAGTTAACCTTACAAGAAATAATCCGGGCATGAAATGGGGAATGTTTAGTCCGGAACAAAGAGGAGGAGAAAATGATGTTGAAAGAGAGTATTTAGCATTATCCGAAAACTATGCAGGCGGTAAGTTTTACGAAGGTAAAGCACCACTAACAAGCACTCAAAGAGAAAAAGCCATGGATTGGGTGGGAGATAACTTTTTTATAGCCAACCCAACTAGACAGAACTTTAATAACTTTGGAAAAGACGATGCAAACCCAGCAACACTTCAAAATCTATTTGATTACTTCTTATACCTAAAGAAAACAGAGGGTATATTTGGATTTGTACTAGACGCTTGGAATAGAGTAGAACACGTTAAGAATAAAGGCGAAAATGACGAAGGATTTGTAGGCAGGGAATTAAACCGAATACTAGACTTTTTAAGAGCTTATGACTTGGCTTGTATAATAGTAGCCCATCCAACAAAAATGGAACGCTTAGACGGCAAGAATTACGATATGCCTCAAATGTACAATATTAAAGGTAGTAGTGCTTGGATGGAAAGGCTAGACATTGGAGTTTCGGTTCATAGACCTAAATTGTATGTAAACAGAAATGCAGACCAACGAGGTGCTGCAGCATTTTGGGAAAGAGATAACCAAGCTCATACAGAAATTGAGTTACAGATATTAAAGTTTCAAGAACTAGGACAACCAGGCAAATCAGTAGTGAGTTTAGATTGGCATAGAGGAGAAAGATTTATACCATACAAGGAACCAAAGCCTGAAAATAACGAACCTAAAGAAACTAAACCTAAATCAGATGCACATAAAACAGTTAAAATAGCTGCAAGTGTTGGAGAGCCAATACAGTTTGAAGAAGTTGATAGTAGTGAAGATGAATTACCCTTTGACGCGCCCTTTTAATTTTAAAACACCATGACACCAAAAACCACTGAAATAATCAACGCAGTAAACTATTTAGACGAGTTTGAAGCCAAGTATTACGAACCTATAAAAAAAGAGTTTGATAAGCTAAATGCTCATGCTGATTTTTTAGAAGCCAAACAGCAACAAAGATTTGATAAGCTAAAAGAACAAGAACTGTTTTTAAGCGGTATGATAAAGAATTTACGTTGTTTGGTAGAATTATCTATTACAGACGAAATAAGCAAAGAGGAGTACTTAGAACAAGCTGACAAGTTAATGTTAATCAAAGACGGGAAGTTTAGAACTAACCTCGTACCTGCACAAACAGAATTTTTATTAAAACATTACAATAAATTGAAAGGAGAAATAAATGGACAATAGAAAAACAAAAGAATGTACGAAATGCCATAAAGAACTTCCTAACAATGAAGAGTATTTCCATTTGGATAAGTCAAAAGTAAAATTAGGGCATTTGATTGTTTTAGCGGCAGCGTGCAGAACGTGTAAAAATGCTCAAAACAAAATTGCTAGTAAAAAGCTAAGAGAAAAACAAACATTAGAATTTGGTTCGCCTTATCAAAAGAGAAAACTTAACGACCCCGATTACTTAGAAAAATGCAAGGCAAGAGAAAAAAGGTACCAAGCAAAAAGGAACGAGCGTAGCAGAAAAAGATGGCACACAATTCCAAAAGTAAAAGAAGCACATAAAGTTCTAAATGCAAAAAGGAATAAAAAGGAAGTAATCGAAATGCCTGATTTGTATATTGCTAGATTGGTTACGCGCAATTCTAAGATTTTAAAACCTACTGACATTTTAGGTAATAAGCCATTTATTGAAACATATAGAACCAATTTAAAACTTAAAAGACTATGCAATCAATTAACAACATAGATGACCTCAGAAATACTTCATTAAGGCTAATAGATGACATTATTAACGAGAAGTACGACCTAAAAGGAGAAGACAGCGAAGCCCCTATTCTTAATCATGTCAACAAGCAAATAAGCAATGTATTGGCAGCAACCTCACTCGAAATAAGATACTCAAAAGACAAAAAAATTAAATTCATGGAATATGAAAATAAATAAATTAAGAGATAAACTTATCGAACAAATAGATAAGATTGAAAAAGGAGAAATGCCTTTAGAAAAAGCAAGAGAAATATCAAGAACAAGTCAAGCAATACTTGAAAGTGTTAGGCTAGAAATTGAATACTCGAAACTTATTAATAGTAAAGTAAAAATAGATTTTTTGGAGGTAGAAAATGAAACACTTTAAACTAATCGGCTTATTATTAGCCATAAACCTTATTTGCTTTTTTATACCTCGTGAATACTATCAGTATTTAACGATACAAAGCAATGTAACTGATGCACTTCAAACTATTGGGCAATGTTTTACTTACATATTTATGTCTGAAAACATATTCCACTTGGTACTAAACGGACTATTTTTAGTTTCGTTAGCTAGACTTATAGTATTTACTATTCCAGATATTCTATTTGTAGCCTACTACATACTTTGGGGAGTTTTAGTTGGAATAATTAACTACATAATAGCTTCGCATGACACCTACCATTATTTAATAGGCAACAGTGGTGTTTTATATGCGTTTATAGGCTACATAACTGTATTCTCACCCAATATAGAAGTAAAACTATTTGGAAGCTATAAAATGAGTTTCTTAGGCTTCGGAGTGGTAATATTTTCGTTATCTATAATCAGCATAGTATTTGGCAATAACGTTTATGGAGATATAGCCCACATAAGCGGATTTATTTTAGGGCTTATAACAGCTAAAATTTATAGTAGAATACAATTATGGTAAATCAATCATTTTTTATGGTGTACGTTGAAAACGGCTCAACACCAACTTACAAGCATGAAACATTAGCTTCGGCAGAAACAGAGGCCAAAAGGTTATCAAAAAGATTAGGACAAAAAGCATTTGTACTTTGTACCTTAAAATCATTTCAGATAACAGAGTTTACAATTAACGATTGCAGACCTGAATTAGAATTACCCTTTTAAAATCAATTAAATAATATATGGCAAACCAATTAGACTGTACCTTTATTAAGGTAACAGAAAGTAAAACAGGTATGAAAAAAGACCAATCAGGAACTTGGAACTTCACCAATATCCTAGTTCAACACGGATTACAGTATCCAAAGCAACTTGAAGTACAAGTTTGGGGCAATGACGGATACGCTGTTAAAGAAATGAAAAACGGCACTAAACTATTCATTGACTTAGACTTCGAAAGTAAAGAAAGCAATGGAAGGTATTTCACCACAGTTAAAGCACTTAAAGTAACTAAAAACGAGAATTATTAGTTATGAGTAATAAATTCGAACAATTTAGCCACTACCTTTTAGATAAGGTAATGAATGACGACCCCAAACTACTTGAATTTAAAATACCTAAATCTGATAACGATTGGCATAAGTTCAGAGAAATGAGTATTGGAGCTTCGGAAGTAGCAATTTGCCTTGGTGCTAATCCTTATCAAATCCTTCCTATTATGATAGAGGAGAAAATAGGCATACGAGAACCGCGCAAGATCATGAACGAAAGTATGATTGCAGGTTTAATTGCCGAGGAAGGAATACTTGAACGTTGGAGTTACCATGACGGGACTGATACGGGTTGGGTTAACAATTGGAAGCAAAAGAAAATCAGAAACGTAGATGGCTGCGACACTTACATTGTCAATATTGATTACCCTTGGTTATTTGCTAGTTTAGATGGTAAAGCACATAAGAATCAGCCTTGGCTTGGTAATGGTGCAATTCAGCCTCGTATGTTTCCTGTAGAGTGTAAAACGATTAAGGAGTTCGAAGCTAAGAAGTGGAGTGATGGTATTCCGCCAATGTACCGATACCAAGTAAATGCTCAAATGCTAGTTACTAATACCGATGTAGCCGAATTAGCAACACTAACTGATGGCTATAGCTTTAAAATTTACCCTTTTAAGCGTGATGACGATGCTTGTGAGCTTATTCTAAGTGAAACCTATGCTGCTTATGAATTAATGCAGCAGATGAAAGAACTAAACGAACAACTTAAAAAAGAACGTTCAGTTGGAAACACTAAAGTAGTAGCAGAACTAGAAGCCGAGATACTTCATAAAATGCCATTGCCAGGAGAACAAGACGGTTATTCGGAATACTACAGTCAGAATATGACGAGAGAGAAAGAAACGTTTTTAGGCGATACCAATGATAAAACCTTGGCAGCATTAAGTAGCAAGTTTAGATTAGGCATAAAACAACTTGAAAAAGAACAAGAACAAGTTGATAACCTAATTAAAAGACGTATGACGTTAGAAAAAGCCGAGTACTTAGATTTGGGTAAGAACGGAAAATTGAGATGGTACAAGCAAGGAAATAGACTTAATCATCAATTATCCTTCAATGGGTACAAAACAGGATTTACAGAAGAACAAATTAGAAACCTTTTAAAACCAATATTAGATTAATGGAAACAACAGAAAAACAAGAAACAGCCTTAATTCCAACGCTTCAATTAACACCATTTGAGCAAACTAAGGAAAATTTAATTGCTTTAGCTTCGGACTACAAAAACATGGTAGTTACCAAGGATAACATGAAAGAAGCTAACGAAGCAAGATTAGTTTTGTACCGTAAGCGTATTGAAATTCAGAACGTAGCCAAGGCAAACCGCAAAACAATTAAGGAGTTCCTTAAAAACAATAACGATGCCACAGAGGAAGAGTTAATTGGTACAATCGAACCCACTGAATTAGCTTTGGAGGCTAAAATTAAGGCCATTAAAGATGCTATTGCCGAGGAAGAGAGAATTGAGGCGGCTAGAGTGTTAAAGATAAAAACAGTTTTAGATAACTTAAGAAACGAAATGGTAGAGGCTGCAAACTGCAACGATATGTCTATTCTAAAGGCTTACGAAGACACTGTTTTAGAGAATTTGGAAGAGTTCCAAACCGAAGGCGAACAATTACTATCAACCTTAAAAGAAACAGCTAAGAACCGCTTAGAACTGCTAGAATTTCAAGCAAAGAAAAAAGCAGACGAGGAAGCAGAAGCTAAAAGAATTAAGGAAGAGGAAGATGCTTTGGTTAAATTAAAAGAACTTGAAGATAAACAGTTTCAAGAGGAAAATCAAAAAAATACAGAAGAGGTAGAGGCTGAAATGCTTTCTATATTAAGAACTATTGAAGCAGAAGTTGTTTGGCCTACCACACCTAGCGAAGCACCAAAAGAAAACTATGTAAACAGAATAGCAATTGATAAAGGTGGGGAAGCAACAGGAGAAGAATATAGCCCAAAACTTAGCCCACTTAAAACAGTTCCTATTGATGCAGTTTCGGAAAATCCTTTAGTTGCTACCAATATTCCATTGCCAACAGATAAAGAATTATTAACTAGAATGGCAACATCATTTAGCAACGTTTTATTGCCTATTTGCGAAGAAAAGCAAGGAATACAGCACGTTGAGTACATTAAAAATATGCTATCCAAGTTATCAGAACAAACCATTAAAGTTGCGGAGAAGTTGTAAGTATGAAAAAGTGTTGGATTGGAATTGACCCTGGAAGTAGCGGAGCTTTAGTAGCTATCATTGAAACAGGAGAAATAAAAGTATTGAGATTTAGTAAATCTACTGATAAAGACATTTGGGACTTCTTGAATGCCCTTGCTTTTGATTACGACTGTAAATGTATCAAAGAGAAAGTTTGGGCTATGCCAGCAACAAACGAAGACGGTACTAAACGAGGCATGGGGGCAATGACTTCATTTGTATTTGGAGAAAACAATGGTTTTATCCGAGGGCTTTTAGTGGCCGCAGGAATACCTTATGAAGAAAAAATACCTCAAACATGGCAAAAGTCTTTTGGGATGAAAAAGGATAAGGGAGAAGCACAGCCTTCGTATAAAAAAAGATTACGAATGAAAGCCGAGCAACTTTACCCTAACATTAAAATGACAGCCGATGTCGCAGATGGACTTTTGATTGCCCACTTTTGTAAACTAAACACATTATAACACCATGAGTAGAAACAACAAACTTAGAGAAATGGCTGAAAAGCTACCAGAAGCACCAAACTTAGTAAACGGTAAACCTCAATACGATAGTAGTGGCAAACTAATAATGGCCAACCACTTTCGTAACTTAAAAGAAATTGAGAGAACGGTAGAGAAACTTGGATTTAGCAATAAAAGCCCTCAAATGCTTAGTGCTTGGAACAAATACACACAAGCAGTAATTAAGTACAACAACCGTAAAATAATGCGTGAGAGAGCAACTTATTTTAGTGTGTGGGTATTCCTTATGGTTAGTATTGTTGCAGTTATTATTAAATATTGGAGGTAAGATGAATGTTCTCTCATTATTTGACGGTATGAGCTGCCTACAGATTGCAATGAAGGAGTTGGGTTTAAAAGTAGATAATTACTTTGCTAGTGAAATTGATAAACACGCTATTGCACAAACTCAACTCAACTTTCCTAATACTATACAACTAGGAAGTGTAACAAGAATAAACACAAAAACGATTTTTTTATCGGAGGTATATTCTTATATTTGTAATAAATATTTTAAAAATGACATACACAATTTACAAAGCATCATTCCCGAATGGGAAATGCTACATAGGATTAACGAAGCGCAAACTTTCGCAGCGTATTATGGAACACAAGTCGAGAATGAAAATAAAAAAATACCAACAAATTCCAATTTATCAATTAATGACAGAATTTGGTTTTGGAAATGTCCAATGGGAGGCGATAACGGAGTTTACGACATTGCCAGAAGCGGAAGCAGAGGAAAAATTGCAAATAAAATTGATGTCGGGGATTTGTGTAAATATTCTTTCTGGTGGAATGGGGACAGACAACACGAATCCAGAGTTAAGGAGGAGGGTTTCTTTGGGGCAGATAGGGTTGAAGAAAACAGAAGCAACAAAACAGAAGCTAAGGGAAATCGCAATCAAGCAATTTTCGAGAGTAGAGGCAAGAGAACACCAAAGAATGAAAGCAAATCAGCAGTTCCAGAATCCAATAATGAAACAAAACCATATAAATGCAATGGCGAAAAAAGACTGGATATTAATAGCGGAGAAGAAGAAAGAAACGGAAGAGAAAAAAAGAGTGGCGAGGTTTGTAAAAATGAGGGAGATTTACAAACCAACAATGAAGTTAACAGAGTTGGCGGAATTGACAGGGTTTTCTTATCAATTTATAAGGAAGTACAAGTCACAATTATTGAGTGTGAATGGGGAGTAATTATTTCAAAAGGAATCTTCCAATTTACGGGCGGTGGATCGCCATGCACAAATTTCAGTTTTGCTGGTAAGCGCAAAGGAATGAGTACTAAAAGTGAAACAGAAATACTAACCCTAGAACATTACTTACAGCTAAAAAGTGAAGGATTTGAGTTTGAAGGCCAATCGTATTTGTTTTGGGAATATATGAGAATACTAACCGACATAAGAAAAGTAAATCCTAGTGTAAAGTTTTTGTTGGAAAACGTAGAAATGGGCGAAAAGTGGGAAAAGATTTTGAGCCGAGCAATTGGTGTAAATGGTATTCATATTAATTCTGCCTTGGTTTCAGCACAAAACCGAAAGCGTATTTATTGGACTAATATTGGTATGCAGCCACAAGGTTTATTTGGCGATTTGCAAAGCATAATTACTCAACCACGCAACAAAGGCATTTTACTGAAAGATATTTTGGAAACTGAAGTGGATGAAAAGTATTTTTTGAGTGAAAAGGCAGTTGAAAATATTATAAAACATAAAGAAAATCAAACTTTAAAAGGATTTGGATTTGGTGCAAAGTTTCATGAAGAAAATGAAAAGATGGGTGCTTTAAAAATTGGCGGCAAAGGTGTTGATGATTTAGTTGTTCATAACTTAATGCCTAGATCGAGTAAAAGCGGAAAAGGTGGTACTGGTCCATTAAGTAGAAACGATGGAAAAACTTATTGTTTAGACACAGGCAATACCAACGCAATTGAAGTAATTAACAAAGACGACTTGGTTATCCAGTTAAATCCTAGCAAAGAAAGTGGTGGGCAGCAACCATATCAACAAAACAGAGTTTACAGTGAAGACGGTATAATGCCTGCTTTAAACGCTCAATTAGGTGGTAGAAACAATATCCAAACCACTTCGCAAATAAGAAGACTTACGCCAACAGAATGTGCTAAACTCCAAACTATACCCGAATGGTACACATGGAACTGTTCGGACACACAACAATATCGTATGCTTGGCAATGGCTGGACAATATCAGTAATAACTCACATATTAAACTATTTAAAAAATTAAAAATGGCACAACTACAAATACAATCTAACTACTTTTTAGTAGCAGCAGATGACGAAGACGAAGAAAAAGTACAGGGTGGAATTATCTTACCCGGTAAAAAGAAAAGAGAACGACTTGGAACTATAATAGAAGTTGGAAACGAACAAGAAGACGAGAGAGTAGTTATAGGCGCACGAGTAATGTATAACATATATGGTGGGACTAAACTAACTTTTAATAATAAAACACACTACTTGCTTAAAATTACAGACCTATATGGGTTTGTTGAGGAGAATTAAAAACTATGGGAAACACAAGAAAACAGAAACCAAGCATTGACAAAGCCGAATATACCAAAATTCTAAATGACGAGCAAAAACAACTTTTTGATAAACTAGAAGAGTTTTTGAATGATTCAGAAAAAAGATTGTTTTGTATTAAAGGCTATGCAGGTACGGGCAAGACATTTACTTTGGCTAGGTTTTTCAGCTACTTTACAAGCATTAATAAACGTAAGAAGGTTTGCTTAACAGCTCCAACAAATAAAGCCACAGGAGTGCTTAAAAACAGCACACCAAAGGAAATGAAATCCTACTTAGAATTTAGTACTATTCATAAACTACTTGGAATTAAAGCTACCATAACAGAAAATGGTGAAGAGATTTTTGAACAAAAAGGAATATGTAAGGTAAACGATTATTTTGTTGTAGTTGTTGATGAAGTATCAATGCTTGACGATGAATTGTTTTTTACACTTTTAAAGTTTGAATATGTAAAGTTTATATTCCAAGGTGATCCGTTTCAAATACCTCCAATTAATAAAACAGATTGCGAACCGTTCCTTAATCCTGATACTTATAAGATAGAAACTTTTGAGTTAAAAAAGATTATGAGGCAGTCAGACGGTAATCCAATTATTGATGCAGGTTATTATGTTAGGTCTAATCCAGATACTAAAACTTATGATTTTTCTACTTTCCACAACAAAGAAAACCTTGACTTCAAAGACACTTCACGAGATGCAATCAGGATAGAGTTAAAAAATGAAATGAATACTTTGTTTAGTAGTGACGAGTTTAAAGCCGATATGGGGAACTATAAAGTTATTGCATGGAGAAACGCTAAGGTTGCTTCTTATAATACCTTTATTCGTAACATTTACCATAACAATAAGGCAAATGCTATTTTACCTCAACTATTAGTAGGAGAACAAATTATTAGCAAATCTCCAATTATGGATGACGACCAAATATTGGTTAACACTAATACTGAAATGGAAATTGTGAATTTGGAAGACAAAGCAACGGAAGTAGATTCTATTCATTTTGGCTCGTATAATGTAAGAGTTAAGTATTTTGATTACGATTTAGAAAAGTATATCGAAAAAGATATAACGGTTTTAAAGGACTACGAAAAAACAGCATTCCAAGCATATTTGAATAAACTAGCTGATTTAGCTAAGTTCGGAAACCCTGACAAAAGAAAATGGCATTGGCAAAACTTTTATAAGGCAAAAGAAATATTTGCAGACATAACCTTTGCTTATGCTTTAACAGCCCACACTTCACAAGGAAGTACCTACAAACAAGTGTTTGTTGATGTAAGCGATATTATGCTTAACAGCAAAGTAGTTGAAAGAAACAGAATAATTTATACAGCCATAACAAGAGCTGCAGAAAAAGTAACAATTATAAAAAACAGTTAATTTAAAAATAAAATGTCAAACACAGATTTAACAAAACAACAATCAGAAGTAGCAAAACAGTTAGATTTTGCAGTACTTCAAGTAATCGGCCAAGATAATATTATTGGCTTTCAAAAGGCTTTCCAAGTAGCCGAAGCAACAAGAGTACTGAAAGAAGTGCTAAATGACGACTACATGAAACCTATTATGCTATTACAAGGCAGTAGATTAGGTTTTAAGACCGACAAAGACACTTCGGGAGGTTATCACATTACTATTGTAAAACAATGCTTAATAGAAGCAGTTTTAACAGGAGTACAGCCAAGTATGAACCATTTTAATATTATAGCAGGAAATTGCTATTTGACTAAAGAGGGCTTTGGTTATTTGTTAAGTAAACTACAAGGTTTGACTTACGAAATTGTACCTTTCATTCCTAAAGTAGAAGGCAATCAAGCAGTAATCGTAATGAAAATCACTTGGAGTATGAACGGTGGCAAAACCGAAGTGAGAGAGATTGAGTTTGCTATTAAGGTAAACAACTTTATGGGTGCTGATGCTATTATTGGTAAAGCAACTCGTAAAGCTCGTGCATGGCTTTATAACACCATTACAGGGGTTGAAATTGCAGAAGGTGATATTACTGATGCCGACATTCCAAAAGCAACCAACACAGTTCCTATTGGTGGTGTAGCTTCGGAAGCAATAAGCCCACAAGCAGAGAAAGTAGCTGACAACACTAAAATTGAAACCGAAAAAGCCAGAGAGAAAAAAGCCAAAGCAGAACAATTAGCCGGAACAGTAGCACAAAAACCAATTAGTGTACCTGAAAGCGTTGAAGATGCTAAAGTAGTATCTGAAACCAAAACAGAAGCGACAACTGAAAGCTACAAGGAAATGGTTTTGAAATTAAAACCTCAGGAGATTGTAGCCGAGTTAAAAAACAAACTACCTTACGTTACTAAAGAAGCCTTTGAAGGAGTAACAGGTCAAAAGTTAAACGCTAAAACAGCAACAACGCTTTTAATTGATCACAATGAAAATATCCTAGAAGTTACTTTGGATAAGATTTACGGTACGAGTTTGGAGCAATTAAAAGCATGGAAGCCAGAAGTAGCAGTAGAGCAACCAAAGGCAGAATCACCCGTAGCTGAAAGTAGAGCAGAAAACGACCTAATGACACAAATGGCAATCACTGACGAGTTTGTTGATGGTAATGTAGATATTACACAAGCAGCTATAGACCTAGGCTTTGCAAGTAGTGATGATTTATTAAAGTTTGGTACACTAGCTAAAAGCGCAGAGTATGTCAAATCTAAAAAGGCTTAAGTCCTTATTACTTTTAAACAGTAAAGTTAAAAAAAGTGGGGCAAATGGTTATAAAGCCGTTTGCTTCACTCAAATTGGTGCGGAGTATATGAACAACATGTTTAAAGATAAAGCCCCTATATCAATTGAAATAACACCAACAAGCCCATTTTTCATTAATAAACAAGACAAACTAGATTACTTATGCAAGAAAAACAAGTCATTGGAGAAAATGGTAAGCCTATTACAGTTAGAGTAGTAATGAGTGGCGAATACCAATTGCCTAACGAGGGCTTTGTAAGAAAGCAAATTGCAGTTAATAGAATACACCAACTTATTCCTGACTACAAATATTTAACTTATTCGCAAAGAAAAAGAAGCCGCATTTTAATGGGTATAATTATTTGCCGTCATTGTTTTTACCCTCAAAAAATTGAAAACACAGAATGTTGTTTTTGTGAAAACCCTATAAAATAAAATTATGATTTTAGTATTTGATACAGAAACAAACGGTCTTCCTAAGAATTGGAAAGCACCCGTTACAGACTTGGATAATTGGCCAAGGATAATTCAACTTGCATTTGCTACATTTAGTGATGAAGGAGAATTTATTGACAGCTATTGTGAATTGATAGTGCCTGATGGTTGGGAAGTTCCAACAGATAAGTTTTGGGTTGACAATGGATATTCGCAAGACAGTTCAATAATGTTTGGAGTGCCTATTCAGGAAGCAATGACAACCTTATTGGTAAGTATGCAAAGTTGCAGCACCATAGTAGCTCACAATATGAGCTTTGACGAGAAAATTGTAGGAGCATCT